AGGGTCCAACTCTAGGCCGATGGCCTCTACGGGCCTCTAAACGCGTCTGAGGGGCTGTGTATAAAAGGCTGAGGAACGTCTGCCCTGTGGACAAAGGTGTTTCCAGTGTGGATAACTTTATGGGCCATTGGCCCTAGGATGGGCCTAGGACCGCATAGGAAGGCCCATAAGGCTAGAACGGGGATAGGCTAGGGGGTTGAGTAGGGTAGGAGATGCAAACGCCCTCTAGGCCGTCTAATCAGTTATAGCTTTGGCCTATGGCCTAGTGCATACCGATATGGTTTGGTAATGGGCCATAGGCCGATAAAGCAATTTCCATGCCAAGAAGAAGCCATTGGCTAACGTTCGGGTTAAACACCCGTCCCCCGCTCTGTCATATGGAATAGATATAACGATGTGTTAGGCCATAGACCAGAGCTATATATGGCCCCACAGGGGCAAGCTATCGCACGCCCGTCTGTTCATGTAGATAGGTTATGGATACTAAAAGCGCCATTGGCGCAAGTTATAACACGGGCCATTGGCCCTTTATACCGTCCTGTTATAACACGCCTGTTCTATATGATTTACAGCTATATGCAATCAATTCGCCATAGGCGATAGTAAAAGACTATGGGCCACTGGCCCCGCCTATATACCTAAAAGTAATGATAATGCGATTCTATATGGTTGCCAAAACGAAAGGTGTATGATACCCTAAACCCATGAGTGCCTAGCACGAATGGGGAAGTCAGTCAAATACATTTTAGTTATATAAGGTGCCATAGGCACAGAACTAACTGTTATGGGCCTATGGCCCTAGTAGGTACTGTTACTTAGGCTCCCTGTAGAGGGGGAGCCAATAGGGAAGGGAGAGGCTAGGCCATAGGCCAATAGAGATATGTTCTGTGCCTATGGCACTAGATACACTTGATACGCTAGCCGAATAACTGCTAGGTGCGGTATGTGGGGCAGGCTTGATTAGAGGCTCTACAAGCGTTTTAAATCGATCGGTCCATACCCGCCTAGCCGCTCGTATGCGTGCGTTCAATGGCTGGCCTGTAAATGGCCTTGCTGAGGATGTGCGGGATAAACCTAGCTGGTATGTCCTAGGTAGCTGGCGTACAGGGTAGGAGCTTGACTAATACATGAGTAGTCAACAATTGCCTAAAAGAAAAGCCCCGTCTAGGCGGGGCAAGTGCTTATGCATCGGGGTGCGGGGAGTGGAATACACGGCTACCAAGATTGATTAGGTCTAATGCCTGTTGATAGGATAGGCCGTTATGCTCTGCATACTTTTCCACCGTCAGATAATTATTCCGGTAATCGAGATATGCATTAATAAGAATGTCGCGCATGATTTTAAATCCTCTCTTTAATCCAGATACGCTGGCCGGGGTTAGCAGTGGGCATGGGGCCAGCCGGTGTATTCAAGCTTTAAAACGTCTGCAATCATTTGCAATGGTTTGATGTCTTCACATACAGCGGCGATGTATTGATTTGTAAGGTTCCTCCCTGCCCTAGTGAAAAGGAACAACCGGAAGCCGTTTTGATAGGTTCCGATTTGGTAATGCGTATGCGCTATTGCAGGCGCTTTCGGATTAGCTTTAAGCATGGCGTTTCCCTTCAGGTTAGTAATCGGGGTCATACATCGATGTAACGTTTAAATGTCGTAGGAGTAGTCCCGAACCTGTTACGTTTTTGCATTTTGTATTACTCCTTTGGATTAGCCGTAATGGTGGGAACGTACACAGCCCATTTCAAAATCACCGAATAGCGGAAAGTCGCCATATGGCTTGCTAGCGTCTGAGAGCAATTCGCCTAATTCGCCTCCCCTTGTACCATTTGCGCATTCATCCCAAAAGCCGGACCCATGCCCACTACGATTAAGCCAAAACAGATAACCTAAGCGCCAATCGTCGCGCCACGGCCCCGCTTCGGTTTTGAATTCTTCTAATACCTCTTTATTCGATTCCACAAAATCTGTGCAATCGGAAAGCATTGCAGCTTTGCATTCATCACTTACGCTATCGAATTCATCATCTAAGTTGTAAGTGTCGTTTCCCTCTTCGTCCCGGCTATCCGTGGTGGACCACAAAGCGGCCCCGATATAGCCGGAAAGGAATTTGTTAATGTCGATCATGGTATTTATTCCTTTTCGATTAGTTGGATATTTAGCGCTTTAGCCGTGCGCCTAGCTTCGGTTTTAGTATCGGCCCAGGGTTGCACCATATCATTCCCTTTGTCGTCAACGATGCGCCATGCATTTACGTACCATGCACGTTTTAAGTTAAAGCGCTCTTGTCTGTCTTTTTTCAGATAGCCGGTTTTCATTTCTTAGCCTTTTCAATATGTCCCTTCATTTGCATCTGCCCGTATCGGATAGCATGACGCAACATCATTTTTTGTTTTGACGTCATTTCGTTATATGCCTCTCTCGATTCATCGGGGCATAGTTGATTGCTCAGAAAATGATCGACGTCAATTTCAGGCAATCCGAACATTTCCTCACTTGTTTTCATTTCTTAGCCTTTTTCGGTTTGTCGAAAAGCGCACCGATAGCAAGCCGGGTTTCGTATTTCTCAGGATCGCGCTTATAGGCGATTTGAATTTGCCCCGTTGCCGGGGAGCGCGTAACGATGGCATGTAATGCCCCCGATTCGTTATCGTAGACTTCGCACGATGTCGCCGGGGTGCCGTTAATGTCCCTGTAATGGGCAACTTGCATATGAAGTACCGCTTGCGCTACAGCTAGGTTTGAATCACTACCGCTATTCGTTTGAATCGGTGCGCTGTAGCGCTTGCCCACGTAGTATTTCGTTTTGATATTGCGCATTGTGTGTTTCCTTAAATTAGGGCGTTAAAGTTAAATCCGGTTTTATCTGAAATGCGGATCATATGCCAATAGAAAGCCGGGGCAAATGTCCCGCTTGATTGATCGTCAGTGAATTCCATATTGCCGATACGATCTATCCAAAACATAACCGGATCGTAATTTCTGAACTGTTCATTTTCCATGATCGTTATCCAAGTTAATCCGTGAATACCCCGCACGCGGGGCATTAGCTTTTAGTGTATTTCTGACCGATATGGCCTAGGCCCGTTGTCTGTCCGCTTGAATGGATGATTACCCAAGTATGCATAATTAGTTAGTCCTGAAAATCCACCATTCCCCGGCTTGCTCTTCCGAGCCGTCATAACTGCTAAACGTATGCCCATAGCCGTCTACATACGCATTCTTTGCCGTTTGTTCCCAGTCAATAGCGAACGCGACGAAATTAGGAATGTTATCCAATTTCAAATCGTAGCATTCTTCTACTGTGCTCTGGATTTCGTCCCGGTAGATTTCCCAGATAGAGCTATCTTTGATAATCCGGTATTCGTTGCCGTCGAATTCGAAAGAGAAGTCGTCGTCCGAATTCATCTTGTCTTCTAGTTCGTCTAATGCGTCGAATACTTCAGACCCCGTATCTGTTTCGGGTTCGATATGCTCCCCGGTAATCATATTGGCAATCAACGAAAGTTTATCGTTGCCGTCTACCGTTACATCGTCTTTAACGGCATATGGATTGCTTGCCGCTGTGCCGGGGTAGAAAGTCCATCCAAGGCTTTCCAATTCGGTCTGTACATCGTCCGCCAAACCGTCAGCATCGGGAATCGTGAAAGAGTAGCGGTCTGCAATGGTTTGCAATACGGCGATTGCTTGCCCGATGTCCGAGTCTTCGTGCGGGATTTCTTTCCCGTTCAGTTTGAACAGGTCAAGAATTTCTTGATTGTCTTTTTCGAATGGCATGATTAATAGTCCTGTAAAAGTTGTTTCAATTCTTCGCGTTCGGAATGGGAAAAGAAAGCATTTACTTTCTTCCCGATTTCGCAACATGCCTGATACATATTAAGCGCTTTGATACTGTCCGATTCATAACCGTAATCAGCGCACCAGTAATCAAACGATGTCTCAATAGCTGAGCCATCCATAAGAACCGAATGCAGCACGCTAGCGGCGCTTGGTGCAACGGGTTTAAGGTTGTGCCGGTCCCACTCAGCGGCGGCAATAGAACGCGGGTTGACGAACTTGGGGCGCTTCAGTTTTGATTGACGATGGCCCAAGCCCGTATAGAAATCCGTATCGAATTGTTTAAACGATTGTTGCGCACCACGTTTAAAGTTAATGCGCCATGCGTCACACTTCCAATTCTCATCCCGCACAGTTTCACCGGCATAAACTACGGAGACAGTGATAAACAGGTTATGCAGCTTTTCGGCAATTGCCGATTCGATCTCTTTACCGTTCATTTCGTTTATTCCTTTATGTCGAATTCGTAAATAGTAATTGGTTTAAAGCCGATGTTGTAATGGGTCAGGAACGCACCATAAGCGCTTGCAAGCGTTTGCCATGCGTCCGCATTATCCGATTCCCCGATAAGCTCCAAACGCTTATCAATGGCCCGTTCGTAAGCCGTTGTAATGCTTTCCGGCGTAACGCCTAGGTCCGTTTGTTGTCCGCCCCCATTAACGCGGATTACATAGCCGTCATGTTGCCTATGTTGCCTGAAGCTAATTCCACGCGGGGAACCGTCCCTATTTAAAAGTTTCATTTGTTGCCCCTGTTATCAATCCACCATTCCAGCAAACCGCCAATGATTACCGCAATTCCGATAATCAAAACCCAAAGGATAAACTCATCCATATTCAATCCTTAAACTAGTCCGACAATGCCGCGTCAATGCTCCATCCCCGAATACACAGATAACGCGCGGCTACCTTTACGCCTAATGTCCGGTTGATAATCCGGGCTTGCTCGATTTCCGTACGGTTTTGATTATTCGTTTTATTCTTGCCGTCGATAATCATGGTTACGGCTTTATCAAAGTATTTCATTACATCCCCCGGTAATACCGAATCAAATCAAACGCGTTAATAACAACGCCGATTGCACTACATGCACCGGCAATAAGAGCAATTGCAATACCTACCGGGGGGAACAAGCCTAAACCCGCCAGCAAACAACAAAATCAGGCTTACGGCCAAGATTGAACCGAAAAGCACGATATACATAATTGCATCGGTGCGTTCCACGATTTCAGACTTTTTCATAATTCCCCTAATTGGACATCACACACAGAAACGCTAACCCGTAGCGTTTCAATTTGGAATGTCATTTGTCCGGGTACATAAGCAACAGGACAAAGAAATCAGCTATGACTAGAGCGGCTACAACGCCAAACAGAACCCAAGCGGCCCCGTCCGGCTTATTGCGTTTCTCTTGGTTTAGAAATTCGCACATCATTTTGTCACCTTTGGCTCTTTGCACATTTCGTTTGCTGTGCCTAATGCATCGTCCCAGTCGTCTGTAAAGTAATCAGCCGGTTCGTAATGGCCCCCGCTGATATACAGCTCACATACATATTCTTCCGTTTCCGCTTTCCAGTAGATTTTAACAACACGGCAAGTTTTACCGGCATCTTCTAATTGCACTACTTTTTTCAGTTTCATTTATAACCCCTTATAACCGCAGTTGCGAACCAAGCGTTTAAGCCTCCGTTTATCGTTCATAGTGAACGCTTCAACTATTGCCCCGGCTTCGTTGCGCATGACGGCTAAGTATTGGCGGGGAAACTTTTTAAAAGGAACAGGAACTTTTTTATCCAGCATCTTTACTTTGATTTTCATATTGCCCCCGATTAAAAGCCGATTTTACCGTTAGTTAATTCTTTGTGCGCTTTTGCAATCGCCCATGCATCGGCCTCATTACGTGCCGTTGCTTGGATGTGATAGCCAATTGCACGGCTAACATTAAACGTCGATTTGATTTCTTTGCAGGTCCAGCGGCAAGCCATCATCCAATCAAAGCGGAAAGTGTTACCAGTCAGAGGATTAATCATTATTGCCCCTAAGATTAGTTAATAAATTCGAAACCGCTATTGCTAACGGTTTCTAGTTTTATCAACTTTGCTAGGGACGCTCCCGCGTGCCTAGCGTGGTACAGGTCAACAGCACGCCTCCCGGCGTTCCTCTCTGTCCAACGGTATGCCTCCCGGCAATCCGCGTTTATATGCCCCGTGCTTTCTCTTGAAAGGCGGTAGCATCATTGTCTAACTGTAGGTTGTTAAAGATCGGCCCTTATCGGCTCCCCCGGCTTTACCGGCCCCGCGTTTCAAGGTATCCACCCATCCGCACGGGGCCAGCGCTAACGGCTTTGCCCCTTCTCCTTGGTAGCGTTGTGTACTAAGGAGCCTCAATTATAAGGAGTGATTCAGGTATGTGCAATACCCTACACATAGATTTATTCAAAAAAAAGATACAGCCCACGGAAACGGGCCGGGGACAGCTCTAAAGAGAGATCACGCCCGCGTCACGTACGCGCACGCGTAGCAATAACCGTGCCACCGGCGATTTTCGCCAACTGGGTTTTTATACAGTAAAACGCCGTAGAGCCGTTTTTAAGGCATGGTGGATATGCGGGGCTAGGTAGCTGTGTATAACTCACTGTACCCCCCTCAAAACGCGTCCAAATCGATGCCATTGTGGATAACTTTTGCCATTTTCGGAGGGTTTCTGTAAATCGGGCATGTATTTTCTGTTACTTTTACATGCCGATTTGTGAAATCGGGCTGAGTTATCCACAGGCTAAAATGCACTTTCCCTTTAAAATCAAGTACTTAACTCTTATAGCAAATCACTTTTCGGTCCTATGTCTTATATAAGAGTGCTCTTATATAAGAGTGCTACGAGAGCAACAATAGTTGCTTTTATTCAACATACACCGTTAGGGACCATGCAAAACCCGTGCCAGAAAATTTCCTAACCCTTACAGGCCCGTGCTGGTCCATTTTGAAAAATTGCCAGCTAGTAATTTTCTAAAAAGCAATATTACTTGCTTGTACCGGGTCCGGGGAGGGATGAGGGGGCCGGGGGTCAGGTATGCGGCATAACCTGTTTTTATATCTGCAACCCGGTTAAGCTGGTAGCTAGTGTTACGTAAATGTTTCATGGCCTAGCCGGGACCGGACACACTCCCCGGCTGGATAGCGTCCGCCTATCGGTTTCGTGAATCGATAGGTTGAGCCTATGGCCTGTGGATAACATGCCTCAGAAGCAACATTTTGAGAGTTATCCACAGCACGCCCGTGCTTTTTTAAGGTTGTCCACAGGGTTATCCACAGATGTGTTGCTCTGTGGCAACGTTTGTTGCATTTCGGAAACTTTCGATGACCGAGAGCAACCCGACCATGTTTTCAGAGGGAGAGGACGGGGGCGGCGGCTCTAAGAAAGAACTGAAAATTCCCCAGTCCTGTCTGAAAATCTGACTTTTGAATTCCAGAACCGTTTTTGAGAAAATGCCCCCGGCCCTTGGTAGGAACGGAGGCAGCGTTACGCGTGGAATTTTGCGTGGAAAATTTACGGATAGTCTTCGTCAATACCGTCAACTACGAAGCCCTGATTCTTCAGGCAGTGGAGCACTTCCTTCGGCAGTTGGGTAACGCCATCGTAGTCAAGCAGCCTTGTCTTCCCCTCTTCGTCTGTATCAAACAGCAGCGATCCGGCGCTGCACTCTCCCCGCGTATTGTGTTCGAACGATCCCCGCAACTTAGAAGGATCGTATTCCACCGTGTAGTTGGCAGTCTTGTACTCCACGGGGACGGAAGGGATGCTGGGACGGCTCGCTATCATGTACCGCACCATAGCAGCCTCTAAGGCAGCGCAGCGGTCGTCTACGGCAACGTTGTGGTTTAGGCGCTTCGCGTTGGCGTGCAGATGGTCTACAGCGTTGGAAATGAGGAATTCCTCCGTAGGGGTGAGGGACGAGCGGGAGGCGAGTGCTTCCCGGTCAGCGGACGATAGGGTCATTCTGGTTCTCCTTGGTTGATGAGATTCCACTGTAACATAAACAACAACGCCCGCAAGCGGGGCGCTGACAATGTGGTAGCACTACGTACGTTATTGGAACGCGTTGAAGAATTCGCTCTGTTCCCGCTTATCGTTATCGCGGGACCATTGCTTGCCGCGTTTCTGCTGCGGCTTGTGCTCGCTCTGTTCGCCGCGTGGAGGGCGGGCGTTGCGCTCTTTGCGGACAATGCTCTTGGATTCGAAATTGGTATTGCCTTGCATGGTAAAACTCCCTTGGTTTTGGCTCTGTGGCCGTTGTGGTTAAGTAGTGCTACGTATGGTACAGACACATAAAAAGCCCGTCAAGGGCTATTTAGCGTAAAAGGATATGTTGCGTGGACGCCACACTGTCAGGCCGATGGTGGCATTCAGTCTGACCCACGCGGGGAACGTAACGTTCAGGGTACGCCAGATCGCGGGGATGTCGAGGTAGGTCTTCATGGTCGTCCTTATGCAAAGAGGGAACAGGAGTGCAACTGTATCATGCCATCCTGTCCCGCACAACGCTCGATTATTTCTTAGCCGGTGCGGATTTGCTGGCCGTCTTCGCAGGAGCCTTCTGCGGCCCCTTAGAGCCGTTTCCGTTCTTGGCTGGCGCTTGGGTAGCAGCGGCAGGAGCCGAAGGCGTAGGAGCCGTTTCCGGGGCTTTGGTAGCGGTGTCGTGCAGCGCTTGTGCAGCCTGTTGCAGCGGGTCAGCGGTTACGGCAGTGAGTGCTGCCAGCATTTCCTTGCGCTTGCGCAGTTCTTCCGCCGCCTCAGCGTCCAGCGCCTTTTCGAACTCCACGGTCAGCTCCTTGATGGCAGCTTTCGTTGCTTCGAAATCCGTGGTAGTCTTCTGTGCTTCGGCATTCATGTCCACGATCTTCTGGTTCAGATCAATGGAGCGCTGGTTGAGTTCCTGAATACGGCGGAACAGGGAAGCACTAGCCGTCTCGTTAGCAACGGGATGCACGATGGCAGCTGGCAGGGCAGCAGGGGTTTCACCCGGCTGTGGCAGGTCGCCGGACGGACCTTGCGGGAGCGGCTGAGCGTCCAACGGCTTCGCACTAGTCTTGCGGGAGGCAGCAGGGGGCGGATTGATGTCTTTGATCTGAGCCGATGCACTGTTAGAAGCTGCCAGCATGTTTGGAAGCGGGCGGCTGTTGCGGGGCATACGGTGTGTAATGCGAACTTGCTGGTCTTGCTTACCAGTCGCTTGCTTGTAGCGCTCCATCAGTACCCGCTCGTCTTCAGCCGACAGCGGGGAGGTCATCTTGTAGTAGTCCAGCGGCATCACTTGCGGGTTGCCCTTCCCATTCCAGACTTGAATCTTGTCGCCTTGAATGGTGTCGCGGAGGAAGACGACAGGTTGTTGGTCGCGTGCATCGAAACGGCAGAGGATGTCGATCATTTGAAGCTCCATATAGATAGGTTGGTAAGACACAAAGTTTAACGTCCTGCCCTTAGTGGGCCGTCCTTTGTTGCGTGGACAGATCGAACTGTACACCTGTTACAGAAGATTTCAAGGGGTTATCTCAATCGTGCGCAGGGTTTTCTGAAAGCTAATAGCTAACTTCGTTGCAACGATACAACGAAACACAAACAAATCTCTCACATCTTCACAAGTAACACTTCCTTCGTTCTATTAATCCTACACAACGTAGGAGCGGTCTTACAAATCAACGGGTTACGTAGGATAGTAGGTAGCACTACCAACGTACTTACGTTTCACTTTTGCCAACTGTGTTACGTAACTAGGATGGAACCACTGTATAAGCGTATATAATTTTCAACCGTGCGCAGAGGGAATGCTGTAGAATGGGAAGTGGGTGGTAGTTCACCCGTTCTCCAATACCGGGGATTTTGATTAAAACTTATGCAACTTTAGGAGGAACTGTAAGGTTTCGTAGCTGCTGCATTGCCTGAAACCAAGAAAATCATACTTACCGTAGTATAAAGACAACAATACCTACAACATTTCTTTTGAGCAACAGCCAAAGGGAGGGGGAGTTGCTTTCCTGAAACATTTGATGGTACAGGAGCAACTTTTAGGGTGCTGTTGAGGTAGGAAAGGCTACCTATATATAAGAAAGAATAGAAAATTCCCCAGTCCTGTCTGAAAATCTGACTTTTGATTTTCCAAACCTATTTTGAGAAAATGTCTGGGACGAAAATAAGTAGCACTACCTACTTGACACGGAAAAATTTTCGCGTAAAATTCGAATCCTCAACCAACCGGCCCGACAGGGCAAACAAAAGGAGAACACCATGAACAAACAATTCACCGCCGCTGAAATCGTCCGCAAAGCCCTGACCATCCTGTGGGATGGCGTAGGCTCCATCGGAGGTAAGGAGCACTTCGCATGTTTCTGCGTTACCGAGGCAATGTGCAAGCTGGCTGACCTCTCGTGGTGTGATGCCCGTCAAAGCGATTCCGTGAAGCCGATCCACGCTCGCATTATCCAGTACATCGACGGCTACGACACCGTGGGAGAGTACTTCAACGAGAAGCTGGGAAAGGGTTTCGTTCCGGCAGGGGAAGCCCAAGCCTTCCGTAAGAAGATGCTGGAAGAAATTCTGGCGGAATACGAGAGCGAAGAGATGATCGCTTCGATGAAGAAGAGCGACATCCTGAAGGAAGCGAAGGAGTACTTGGCAAAAGATAGCGACCACTACATGCAACCGCGTATCACGATGTACATTTGCCACAGCGTCAGCCGTGCTATCTCCGACCGCATGAATGCGAACCCGACAAAGGCAGCGTATCAAGAAGCGCTGGGCCAGATGGAAGACAGTCTGCGTAACGAAATCGAAACTCGCCTCGGCACTGGCACCTTCACCGGGGCAATTAGCAACCTGCTCGGAGACGATTTCGCAGAATCGCTCACTACCGAACAGATTCAGACCTACCGCCACAACTGGCTCGACTCGCTGACCCGTGAGTACCAGCGGGAAGGTCTGTAATGAGCTACGAACCACAATTCATCGTCGGGAAGACTTATCTGACGAAAGAAGGGAAGCGTGTCAAGATCATCGCTGAGAGCCGCCGCCGCGGTTATGAGTGTGTGCAGGGTGACGATGGCGTTACCCGTGTGGACGAGATGATTTGCACTCCGGGCGTGTACGAAATCACGGAAGGTAGTGAACTGGGCTGGCGTTACGACAGAAAGGGCGATGTTGGCCGTTGCACCGGATCGCCACACGACTTTTCTGACCCGGACAACCTAGTACCGGGCAGTGAACAACCAAACTAAGGAGAACAACATGGGCAAGAAGAATAACGCAGAACTGATCGCTGAAATCGAGCGGATCAAACGCCGAGTGAAAGCATCAGACCCACGATGGAACGAGTTCGTGTGTACCGCTGCTGGAAGGGGACCGTACGGAGACACTATCCGACGAATGGTGCGGCGTCACATTCACGGCTACAGTACGATGAACTGCTTCCTCAGTGTGCAGAAGGGCGTGCGCCAGCCGTTTGAGCCGAAGGTGGGTAACAAGTACCGCCTACTGATGCTGGACAACATGATCGAGTGGGTCAAGAAAGGGAACTACAAATGAGCAAGGTAGCTGTAGGACAGGAACTGTGGATCATGCTCAGCCCGAATTTCTACGGCGTGCGTAAGATTCCAGCGACCGTGGCGAAGATCGGAACGAAGTACGTCTACGTGCAGCCACACGACGATACCTACACCCGTGAAGTGCGTCTGGAACGGGCTACGCTAACAGACTCGCCCCACGGGCATCGGATGTGGACCGGCTACCTGACGGAAGAAGCTGTCGATGCTGCCTTTGAACGAGGCATTCCGCTGCGAAGGCTCACTAGGGAGTTCTTCCACAAGAGAGGTCAAGACGAGTTGAGTGACGACTTCGTTGAATTGACCAACAAACTGCTGGCTGTACTCGATCAACACAACAAGGAGAAGATGTGAGCACTATCTACACAATCGTGAAGGAGTTACAGACGGCTCCGGGCAACATCGCTAAGCAGTCGATTCTCGACAGCAATAAAGACAACCTGCTGTTCAAGGCGTACATGCAGCAAGTGTATGACGTTGGTATCAACTACTACCAATCAAAGCTGCCGAAGGGCGTTGAAAAGCTACCGGAAGGCCAGTATGAGCTGGACTGGGCTGAGCTGGAAGACATTCAACGCTCGCTGGCTGAACGCCGGGTAACGGGCAAGGAAGCGCAGAAGTGGCTGACCCAAATGTACGCAGCACTCGATGTGCCGAGCCGCGATCTGCTGGGCCTGCTCATCAAGCGTAGTATCGGTGCGTCCGTAGGCGACACGATGGTGTTGAAGACTTGGCCCGACCTGTACTTCATCCCGCCGTACCAGCGTTGCTCGCTACTGGATGCTAAGGCTCGTGAGCGCTTCGGCAAGCTGAAACGCTTCTACGTACAGACCAAGGCTGACGGCTCGTTTGCGTACGTTGTGAAACGTCTGGACGGTACGGTGGATGTCATCACTCGCCAAGGTAGCAAGTACCCGCAATGGTTCGCTGAGCACATCGCCAAGGATGTTCCAGTTGGTAGCGTCATCGTAGGCGAGTTGCTGGTGGATGAGAAGCAAGACGTTGAAGGTTGGGGAGAGGCCAAGTACCATCTAGACCGTAAGACTGCTAACGGCCTACTGAATTCGGCCCTGAAGGACGGCGAGAAGTTTGACCTAACCCGTTACAGCGTGTACATGCAGGCTTGGGATATGCTCACGCAGGAAGAGTTCGAAGCAGGAAAGTCTGATGAGTGCATGATTAACCGCTACGCTCGTTTGGACTACTTCTTGGGCGAGGCTCCCGCACACATCACGAGCGTGGGCCACTGGGAAGTAAGCTCATTGGAAGAAGCATTCGCTATCTACCAAGAGCACTTGCAACGTGGATTGGAAGGCTGCATTATCAAAGACCCGGATTCGCTGTGGAAGGATGGCACTGCTAAGGACATCGTGAAGCTGAAGATCAAGTTCATGGTCGATATGCGCTGCGTCGATATGTACGAAGGCGAAGGTAAAGCTGCTGGTATGCTGGGCGGCATTTACATCCAGTCCGAAGACGGCGGCATTTACTGTGGCTGTGGTAGCGGATTCAACGATGCTGACAGAAAGTTCTTCTGGGAGAACCGGAGCAGCATCATCGGGTTCATTGTTGAAATCGAAGCGAACGACATCACACAGAGCCGGGACGAGCGTAAGAAGCCTTCCCTGTCCCTGCCGATCTTCTGTGGCGTGCGCCTCGACAAGACCGTAGCGGACACTGCGGAGCGCGTCTACGCACAACTGGAAGCAGCAAAACAGGGAGGATAAATGAATATTAACGTAGAAGTAGGTATCAGCCGTACCAGCCGTGATGAAATCCACATCCGTGTACAGGATAAGACCAGCCGAGCGCAGTTCGTGGATGTCTGCATGACGCCAGCCGACTTCGCTATGGCTCTCACGGGCCTGTACGGCGTTGAAGCTACCGCTGAAGTGAGGGGCTTGGATGTCGTCGGCAAGACGAAGATCACGGAGGACCG